CTTATAATGTATTATAAGGTCATAGCCTGATAATTATGTGTTACCAGGCTATAGACTTATATTTTAGTAATCTAATTTAACTTTAATTAAAGCTTCTCTATTGAAAGACTTTAATAATGGCTTGCTTAATTTTGCAACAGCTAATAATCTATTTGAATCATCGTACATACCAATTGTAGTAACATACACACTTGGATTTCTCAACATTGATGGATGTGCAAAAGATCCATTACTACCTGATACAAACGTTGGGTTGTTTGAAAAGTTGTATTGTTTGTTTGTAATACGAACAAAATAATGTGTTGATGTTATTTTTTCCTCACTTCTAGCTGCAAAATATGATGCTCCTTTAGAGGAACCTTGGTTATTACCAATTGCATATGACATTGTTAAATGGTTTTGTGCTTGCACTTGAGAACCACTATTAATAGGCATATTTAATTTAGTCTTTAATTTATTAGCATCAAAGACCATAATTCCAGCATCTGGATAGAATAAACCATATACATCAGATCCAGTTACATTACCATTGCTACCTGACATGATGTTAAATACACGACCTGCTTGGTTTACAGTTGGGTTAGCATTTGCTCCTGAATTATCAGTAAACTCTTTAAATTGGTTGATTGATCCAGTCCAGTTATTACCTACGTTTGAACCAGAGCCAATTCTCAATGTCCAGTTTCCTGGATCAATTTTTTGACGGAAACGGCTTCTAGCGATGTTGATAACCATAATGTCATCAGGATTATCACTACCAAAAGTAAATGCTGTATCCGTTGGTGGAAGCAACATATTACGGTATTGTGAATAAATCGCTCTTGATGGTGTATCATTCACATTCTGACCAATTGTAGCTGCATCTCCTACTGAACCACTTCCTTTTGAGTGACCATAAGCAATTGCAAATTGGATTGCAGCTGCAGGGTCTGTTGCAGGATTTCTGTGGTAAATGTTTACTAAGTAGTTACCTGAGTTAGCTACTTGAGTTGATGATGTGTAAAAGCCAATTCCAGATGATGCGCTATAAGAAGCTGAGTATGGATTCATACCTTCTGACCATAATGGTTGACTGACTGTTTGAATGTCGCCAGCTACAATATCATCGGTTCCAAAGGGTTTATATATTTCTGCCATGTTTTTTTATTTATCTAGTATTAATTATCCTAATAGTTGTGAGGTTGGATTAATGTCAGCTGCACTTGCTGCAAGAGTTGCTTGTGTGATTGAAACTGTCACAGTTTTAAATCCACCAGTCTCATTACCAATAATTGTTAATAATGCATTTTTAGCTGTTAACAATGCTTTTGGTTTTAAGATAAACTTAGTACCAACTGCTGTTACTGTTTTACCAGCTGTTGTTGACATTGTTACTTCATCGTCTAAGAAATTAGTTACATTAGAATCTGCTGCACCTGCGCCTGGGTTTGTCACCATTCCATCAGGAGCTACACTTAAAGTAGCTACTGTATCGTCAGATAAAATTGCTGTGTATCCTAAAGAGCTGTTACCACCAGCTAAATTTAAAGTGTTTGGTGTTACAGTAATTTGTTCTTTTAAGCTAGTGAATGCTACAGATACTGGTTGGATTGATATTTGTGGAATACCAATTACATCTTTTGGTAAAGTCACTAACTTGTAACGAAGCATTTGAGTTTCGTCAGGTAATGCTTCTAGGATTGGCATGTTTTCGATTACAGCACCATAGTAGTTAGATCCTAACGTGTGGTCAGGGTTCCATAAATCGTAGTCGATTTCGTCATCGCTCAAAGCGAATTTTGTAATGTTTAATTTTCCACCATTAGCTAAGAGTTGACGACCTTTGTTTGTCAAGATCGCATCTACAGTTACGGTTGAGTTATCTAAATATCCCATTGTTGTTTTTTTATTTGCTTATTGTTTATCTATTATAAATATACGACTTTTTAAGAATTATTCCACCGAGAACGTACCTCTTTTTGTAGGTTTTACAATTAATTCATTAGAATCAGTTTGTAGTACCGTTATCACTGGTCCTCTATCAATTGTATCCGGACTATTTGTATTGTAATCCGAAGATGTTAACTTACAACCATCATATCTTGCATTTCTCATTCCTGCGCTTGCTTCTGGTCCAACCATATAATCTTGCATCTCTGCTTTATTAGTTGTTGTGTACACTTTTAAATTATCAAATTGTACTTCACCATAAGCTTTGTTTGAACCACCAATGCCAGTTTCTATGTATAAATATGGACCCGTTGCTATTCCCGTAAAAGTTATTGTTTGTGTTGTTGTTACTGCGCCACTACCGCCAGGGATTGACATTGTTGATCCAGTATATGCTGTTGGTGATGTAGAACCTCCCAATCGAATACAAACGGATGCTGTTGCATACGTATAACCAAATCCAGAACCAGACGTATTAATATCTACGCTAATCTGGTATGTAGATCCGCTTATTAGTAATGGTGACGTAAAGCTAGCTGATCCAAAGGTAGTACTGTAATTAGTTACTAGTTTATCTTCAGAAGCTTTTAAATACCAAACTCCATCTGTAGTAGTGTTAAAAGTGAATCCATATTTTCCCACATATGGTGCTGTTGGTGATAATGCTGATGATCCAGTGTATACGTAATTTTCTGTTCTTAAAAAACTGCCTGAACCTCTTAACATATCTCCGCCATCATATGGGTATATTATAGAATCAAAAACGCTAGATGCTCTGCTAGAACTTATAATAGGTTGTAGTGGTTCATAATAATCTTTTCCAATTGAATCTATCAAAGTCCACTCACTTCCACTTATTGCCCATGTTGGAAATCTATACTGCATTCCTGCAACTCTTGTATCTCTTCCGTAACTTGAGATTCCTAAGTCGACTGTCTCGTACAGCTGATTGGGATCAGATCCCTGCTCAGCTATTTGTACGTTATTGTACTCATTTAGCTGTACTTTTAATTCGACTAACTCTCTTCTTTTTGCCATATTAATAAATATTATTCAACGTATAAGTCGCCTTCAATCACTACAAAACAATCTCCAAGTGGTGATGTGTATGGTTGATTAATAGAGCCTTCTTTTACATAATCTGCTAATGGTGTGTAATCTGTGTGTGCATCCTCAATTGATCCTCCAACTGTATAAACATCTGTTGCTAATGAAGATGAGTACTGCATCTCTTGTGATGAAGGTGCTGCCATTCCGAATTTATTTCGGTGTAACATATCACTTTCAATTACCAAACCTGTTTGTAAGTTTGCTCTGTATGGTACAAAGTTCTTTATTAGTGTAAATAAGCTATTATCATAATATCTTAATAAATTAATATAAGATTGTGCTTTGTTTCTACTCGCATACTTTCTAAGATACACTCTCCTCAAATCTTCCAATGCATCATAAGAAATATTGTAGGTATCTGCTGGATCCCCAATATAGTCATCAATACTCAGACCACCAAATTGTTCTGCTATATCTTGGTTAACTTCATTAGTTGGTGATAAAAATACACCCAATCGAGGACTATCAATTGGTGCTGTATCTGAAGCAGCTCTTTGTGTTTTGTTATCTCTAAATAATTGTAGGCTTGTGCTAGTAGTATTATCTATTCTAATTTTATTGGCTACTTGCCTATTGCCACCACTGTCTGGCCATTCTAGATAGTTTTGTTCTACAACAGCTTCATACCCAACACTACCACTATATTCAAAATCAAAAAACGATGCTGATTTTATAATTGTTTGGTTTGGATGCTGACTTAAATATGAAGACGATATTTGATAGTTTATTTTTTTATTATCAGATCCTAAAGCCAATCTAAACATCAACTCATCAAAGCTTGATGTGCTACCAGTAAATACATCATCCGTATTTCCTTGGAAACTAGTTGGTGCTAAAGCATGGTTGTCTATGACTATCTGTTCTAAGGGTTTTTGCCAAAATCTCAACTCTTGAACACTACCACTAAAAAGTCCGTTAGACCCACTACCTGGTAACCAGAAATTATTTGTAAAGCCAGATCCAGTTGGAATCCACGAAGTAAGATATGCAACTCCTAAGTGTATACTAGCAGATGCTGTTTGTGTTACTTTACCGTATTTAGTCTTCTTAGCATATAGTGTGTAATCTGTTTCTGATATGCTGTTTGTTACGTGGTTTAAAACTAAGTGCGTAAATTCACCATCATATAAAGAAGATGATATACTAGCAGTCGTTGCAGTAGTACCAATTGTATTGTATGCGTATAAAGATATTTTGCTATCAACACCACCAGCGTTAATTACAACTTTTAAATTACCTGGAATTTCAAATAGAGTTTGTTGGCTTTTGTAATTTTGTTGTGGTTTGAACCTTAACTCGATTGCATTTGCATTATAATCCCATGTTGTTGTTAATCTAGATGCTCCAGTACGTGGATATGTGTATGATGCAGTACCATAAGATCCTGTTCCATATGATGATAGTCCATAACTTCCACTCGTACCAACTTTTAATGCGTAATAGAATCGCTCAAACTGTGCATTAGTAGCTGTGTCAAATTCTGGTTCTGGACCTCCGTATTCTCTGATTCTCAGAACTGTTTGTGGAATACCAAAGCAGTTAATTAACGCTCTA